ACTATATACTAAGGCGTTTCCCGGAGCCAAGTTCCGTGAATCAAAATCAACGTGGGTATTCCCGTCAGGTGCCACGATTTGGTTTACCTACCTAGACAGAGACAAAGACGTAACCCGCTTTCAAGGTCAAGCCTTCAACTGGATAGGCATAGATGAAATAACCCAATACCCAACTCCCTACGTCTGGGACTACCTACGTTCTAGACTACGCGCCACAGATCCTGAACTTCAAAAGAATCTATATATGCGTTGTACAGCCAACCCCGGCGGCGTCGGTGGCTGGTGGGTTAAGAAAATGTACATCGACTCACGCACAGAAAACGAAGCGTTTCCTGCGTACGACATAGATACGATGAAGCCCTTTGTGTGGCCTAACGGTCACGAGAAGGCAGGTCAGCCGTTGTTCTACCGCAAGTTTGTTCCTGCACGGCTGACTGATAATCCCCACCTCATGGCAGACGGACAATACGAAGCCATGTTGCGTTCGCTCCCAGAAGTTGAGCGGAAGAGACTTCTAGAGGGGGATTGGGATGTGGCAGAGGGAGCGGCCTTCCCAGAATTTTCACGGAGTAGACACGTTGTCGAACCTTTCGAATTACCTACCAATTGGCCTCGCATTAGAGCAGCGGACTATGGCTATTCGTCCCCGTCTGCAGTTCTGTGGGGTGCTATTGACTGGGATAATAATATTTGGGTTTATCGTGAATTATATGCAAAACACTTGACAGCAGAAGATTTAGCTAGTAAAATACTAGAAGCAGAAGAACTCGACCCGCTACCTCATTACACCGTACTCGATTCGTCTTGCTGGAACAAAACAGGTTTCGGCCCATCTATAGCAGAAACGATGATGCGTTGCGGTGTACGTTGGACACCATCTGATCGTAACCGTATTCAAGGTAAGATGGAAGTTCATAGGAGACTGGGCAATGACCCGTACACAGAAGAACCACGCTTACGAGTATTTTCTACCTGCCAGCATACCATTAAGCAGCTTGCGGGAATACCTCTATCTAAGACGAATAGCGAAGACGTAGACACGAAGGCTGAAGATCACGCATACGATGCATTACGCTACATGGTAATGACACGTATGTCTGGCTACGCTTCTATACACTCACAATTAGGCGCAATCAAAAATCACGTGTACAAAGTACAAGACGAAGTATTCGGATATTAATCGATGGCACAACTAACCAAAAACGAACAAAAGGTTGTAGATGCTTTTCGTCAGGTACAAACAAACCTGTTTCCTGATGGTAACATCCCGTCCCTAGAAGAAGTAAAGCAGCGTATCGACACGGGTAACTATACTATCCGTGATGCTTTTATTGCAAAGATGTACAACGACGGTGTTCCTAACGAACCACTTCTTGCTGAACTAGACGACACAAAAGAATTTTACAATAAGTTTAATACTGCATTTTCTCGTGAGGTAATTGGTCCTGCCCGTAATACTCTGGGTATTTCAAACAACCTTGCAAAACTATCTAAAAAAGAAATTGATTTAGATCAGCCGTTCGATTCGTTTGAAGAATTGTCTAAGTCACCGACAGGTGGTATTGGCGACGATATACGAAAGAATATTGTTCGCCCGTTTAGAACAGCGACAACAAACGTAACCGACTTAAAGCTGTCTCGTACAGGTGCTGCAAAAGGCACCCGCAAACTTGCAAAGGGTGCTATCCCTCCAGAAGTCCTTCAGTCGGTTTTGGAAGGCATAGGCGATATTCCTGATCCAGTTACAAGGGATGCTGTCATGGCGTCCCTTCTTGGCTATCGGGGAGAAGACTTAGCAGGTATGCGTACAAGCCGCGACCTTGCAGTACGAGTTAGTCCTGCACGTCCATACTACGACAGAGAAGCAGGTATCGCCCGTGATCCAGAAGTAGCTACAGGCGGGGGCCGTAAAGGAAAAGGGCCAGACAAACCTGCAGGTCCAGTTCTTCGTGCAATCTTAGATCGTCGTTTCGATGCTGCAGGGGATACGGGTGAACTCTTTCCAGAGATGTCTACAGGAAAAATATCTACGGCTTTAAAGAAGCACGTTTTTCCAAAGATACCAAAAGAAGTACAAGACAAGCTACTAACTAAACCGTCTGGCTATACTGATCTACGACGTATTACCGCTTCTGCTATTGCTAACCAACTTGGTCGTCCTGACTTAGCAAGTGAAATTATCAGCCACAAAGGTGGGGGTGATAGCTTACTTGACAAAGTTATGACAGGCTATTATACTGATGTAGAAGACATTGGTGGCTTACAGCAGCGCGGCGAAATACTTCTTGCCTACGAAAAGATGATGGCAGATGCTGTAGGTGCTTCTGATGCAAAAGGACTAGGGGAAGCACTTCGCTTAGATTTACCTGAAGATTTTAACGCAGACTATCCAGAAACAGAAGCCCTTACTCGTCCATCTGGCGCACCTGTAGAAACCAGAGTAGCGACACCCGAAGAGATTGCACAGGGCGAACAGCTTCGGGCGGCAAAGACTGCAGAAGCAGCAGCCACAGCCGAACTATCTGCACAGCAAAAATTAGAATCTAGAGATGAAGCTTTAATTCGTCGAGGTGAAAATGCTACAGCAGTTGCAGAAGCAGAAGCTAAACTCAGCGAAGCACGTCTTTTAAAGAAAGAAGAAAAGGCTGCACAGGCTGCAGCAGATAGCACGGCACGATATAAAGACACCCTAAAGTTTATCGGGGATATGTACGGCAAGGTTCCGCCTCCAGTTAAAAAAGGTATTGCTGCAGTTCCTTATGTTGGTGCTGCTATTGCTGCAGAACAGACGTACAGTGCAGTAACGCAACAAGCAGAGGCGTTAGGTCTACCTAGTCCTGTTGCAAAAACGGCAGGGGCAGTAGCAGGGGCTACAGAGTTTCTTCCGGTTGCACCTAGTGATGTTATTGCGGCGGGGCAATCTATGGCTTCTCCAGTAGCAGATCCCGGTTCTGCCCGTCCTATTGAACGGATGATGGCTGATCAACCAGAACTATTTACTGATCAACCACCTGCTGCACCTGTAAACATTCCAGATGCTGTACAAAATGTACCAACCTCTTTTCTTTCTAACCAAGAAAGATTGAGCCAAGCGAGAGAAGCCGCTCGTTCTGGCACCGAAGCAACAGGCTTCATTTCCTACACACCATAAATTGGGAGACTAAACCATGAACATGAATATGGGTCCAGCCTACATTATGAACAGCGACAAGACTGGCGTTGATGACATGATGGGCTGCAACAAACTGTATCGGGAAGGTCTTGAGTTCGACACCAAAGCAAAGCAAGGTGTTTTGACTGAAGACATGCCAAAGACGATGACAAAGAAAGCAGTTGATCCTTCAGTAATGAAAATGGCTGAAGAACGCGACTACTAAAATCAGATGTCTGAAAATTTTCTTCAACCACCTGATGATACTCAGGTAGCAGTCCACAACCCTGAAGAGGGGTTGCCGGGTCTTGTTGGTCACATTCAAAGAAAGTTCGAAGATGCCGAAAATGGTCGGTATGCTTACGAACAACGCTGGCTAAAAGCGTACAAAAACTTTCGTGGTATTTACGATTCTACGACTCAGTATCGTGAAACCGAACGTTCAAAGGTATTCATCAAGATTACCAAAACGAAAGTTCTTGCGGCGTACGGTCAGATTATTGATATTCTTTTTGCCAACAAGAAGTTTCCCCTAGTTGTGGAATCTACTCCAGTACCAGAAGGTATTGCTGAGTTTGCACATTTGCAAACACCCTTAGATGATCTCATTCCGCAGGAAGATCCGTATGGATACTCTGGAGATGGACGAGATTTCGGTCCGGGGGCTTTAGAAGCAAAACCATCTATGGATTACTTAGGCGGTTCGAAGGATAGATATAACGGGGCACCTATTCGTCCCGGTCCTGCCTTGATGGGAGAAGCCCAGATATCTCCCGCACAACGTGCAGCACTCAAGATGGAAAAGATGATCCACGATCAACTTTTAGATACGAACGCTATAAACGTGTTTCGTAGCGGCATTTTTGAATCGGCACTTTTAGGCACAGGCATCATCAAAGGACCGTTTAACTTTTATAAGCGTGTCCACAAATGGGAAAAAGACGACGAAGGTAATCGTGTATATAATCCGTACGAGAAAGTAGTACCACGTATTGAGCACGTTTCTGTATGGGACTTTTACCCTGACCCATCTGCTACAGACGTAGAAGATTGCGAGTACGTTATTCAACGTCACCGCATGAACAAACAGCAGCTTCGTAACCTTATCAACCATCCGTACTTCTATAAAGATGCAATTGAAGATGTAATCGCCAAAGGTTCTAACTACGAGGATAAGTACTTTGAAGATACTATCCGCGAAGATGAGACTGAAGCGTACTATCAAGAAAATCGCTTTGAAGTATTAGAATACTGGGGTGTCTTAGACGCACAGTTTGCTGATCAAGCAGGTATGGAAGTCCCATCTAACATGGGGCCGATGGATCAAATACAAGTTAATGTTTGGGTTTGTGGCAACGAAGTTATCCGGTGTGTACTAAATCCGTTTACACCTGCTCGTATCCCGTTCAACGTGTTTCCTTACGAAATCAACCCGTATCAAATTTGGGGTGTTGGCGTAGCAGAAAATATGGAAGATGCACAGATGCTGATGAACGGTCACGTTCGGATGGCAATCGACAACTTGGCTCTTGCTGGCAATTTGGTTCTTGACGTGGACGAAGCAAGCTTGGTTCCCGGTCAAAACATGGATATATTCCCCGGTAAGATTTTCCGTCGCCAATCTGGGGTGACAGGTACTGCAGTAAACGGCATCAAGTTTCCTAACACGGCACCTGAAAACATTCAGATGTATCAGATCAGCCGACAGCTTGCTGACGAAGAAACTGGTTTACCTTCTATCATGCACGGTCAAACAGGCGTTAGCGGTACAGGCCGCACAGCATCCGGCTTGTCTATGCTCTTAGGTGGTGCAAGTCTTTCCTTAAAAACTGTAATCAAGAACATCGACGATGCACTGTTGAAGCCACTAGGTGAAGCGTATTTCCAGTGGAACATGCAGTTCAACGAGACTGCTCCTGACATCGAAGGCGACTTAGAGATCAAACCTCGCGGTGTTGCTGCCGTGATGCAAAAAGAAGTTCGTAGCCAGCGACTAACCACCCTGCTACAGACCGTATCCAACCCCATGCTGGCACCGTTCATCAAGATACCTAACTTGATGCGTGAACTTGCAATCGCACAGGATATCGATCCTGACAGCTTGGTCAACGACGTGAGCGAAGCACAAATCTTTGCTGAAATGCTGAAAGGACTAGCAAATGCTCAACAAGCAGGAAGCCCGGAAGATCAGTCCGCTGGTAACCAACAAGGAAGCATGGGACAGTCTGGAGATGTACCTGCAGGAGCAAATCCAGATGACGCTTCGGGCGTTGGTGGGGGCCAGATCGGAATTGGAAGTGTTCCGGCTGCAGGGGAAGATAACTTCACTGGAAACGCTTAAAGGCTTAAAAGAAGACTACGAAGCAGCCGTAGCTGCAAAGGATATTACCTAATAATGACAAATCCTGTAGTACAAAACTATGTGTATAATCTCATGGGCCGACATTACGGTTCGTATGCACTAGGACAGGCTGAGTACGTTCCATCCCCGTTTGAAGATATGGAACGAGGGTACTTTCAATATCCTATTGGTACTCCGGCCCCTACAGTAGAACAGCCAGAAATACCTGAAGCATCCTTCGATGAAAGCGTAGATTACGGTGGCGGAGATGGCTCTTCTTCTAGTACCTCGCCGGGTAGTAAAGCTGTAACAACAGGTATACAAGGTAAAATAAATAAACAGATCGGGGACTTGTTTGAAGAAAAATTTGGTGTTCCCACAGCTTTAGACCCCTTGACAGGAACTGTTAGAGCATCCGGCCCTCCCGGAATTGTAAGTATGATGATGCCGTCCGTGATGAGTGCTGCTATGGGCTTGGGTGCTAAAATGAGCAAGGCAAACTTGATGAACCTTGCTGGCATGTCGGTTGCTGGTACTCCCGGATATAGTACAGCCTTAATGGGCAACCAGATGGTCGGTGTTCAGCCTACTG